GTATGTTAAATATACCCGTATATCGCCGGGATGATGCAGGAAGATTAGTTGAGTCTGGAAGTCTCTTGAACGAAGAGGAAATCTACTCCGCGATTGATCTTGATGCCCTAGAGCGTAACCGAGTCAGCTACCAGTTTGAATTAGATCGGTCTAAACAACTCTACGCGGATAACAAACAAAACGCACTAGATAGTCTAAAAGAGCTGAATGAAATCCCAGAAAATGAGATGGCATTTGCCCGTGATCTCGCAAGGTTCTTCCGCATCACGATAGGGGAGTCTGGCTTAACGGCCCAGAACATGGCTAATGTTGCCCAAGGAGTTTTTGAAACAATCGCCAATAGAACTCCCGAAAGGTTTGCTGATGATCTCTCCCGACTCAAATTAGGGATGCGGCAGACAGCCCTACGTCAAGGCGCTGATCCTAAAAATGTTGATACTGTTGTGGATGGTTTTATCCGTCGGATGACAATCCAGCATATCTACAACTCTTCCGTGGTCCCAGCCGGCAACCGGTACACAAACGATGCAACCGTAGGCCCAGCAATTAAGATGGCTCTCGGGATGGATGGGGACTCTATCCGCTTGATGATCGGAAAGACAGATCTCAGTGGTGACACAGAGAAAAATCTGCGGGCAGTTCTGGGGGATGGTGTCTACGAAAACCTCGAGACAGTTTCCGATACCCTCGTCCGACTCCAAGCCAAAGCGGCCCGGGGTATCACCGGTAAGCGTCCCGGCATCTCGTTAGAAAGTCTACTTTCCCGTATTTACAACTTAAATAGGGAAGTTGTTTCTACCCAGTGGGTCGCAACAGAAACCTTAATACGGGCCGCCCGTAGTAGTAGGGGGGCCTTACTACAGGCCATTGTTTCAGATGAGCGTATCGCACGGGAAATCTTTGAGATCATCGAGACGGGCCAAGTCCCGGCCTACAAAACAACCCCCTACTGGGTCACTGCCCTAACCCGGGAAGTTGCCCGCTGGGAATCCGTAAACGATGCAATCGTACCCTTTGTTGAAGAAAAAGCCCCTATGTTTGGTCAGCCCACGGAAACAGAGATGTTCCCTGCTGAAAAAGGCCAAACGCTCCCACAGGATCTCAGCCGGCAGATGAGTCGGTTAGGATATGAACCCCGATAAAACCCACGGAGATACTACCTATGAAAGACTATAGTAACCAACCCCGTAAACCAATGATGTACGGTGGAACGGCCAAGAAAAAAGCAATGGCTGGCGGCATGGCAACGGGAATGTCTTCCCCGAACATGATGTCGCAAAAGACCCAGACACAAGCACAACAACCCCGTGTAGGGATGGGTGGGATGTCTGCTCCCCAGACAATGATGTACGGTGGAAAGGCGAAGAAAAAGATGGCCGAGGGCGGTTCTGTCCCAATGACCGACAAGGAAAAGAAAGCGGAGTATGACCGCCTGATGGCGAAGAAGGATAAGACCCCAGAGGAACGCCGCCGGATGCTCACCATCGGGAAGGAGCTGGGTCTCGTAGAAGCTTCTGCAACCGAAGGTCGTCAGAGCCTCGACTGATCCACGGAGTATAATAACAATAATACCACCCAACACCACCTTGGGGCCCTTCGGGGCCCTTTTTTATGAGCCCCTTTCTTCTTTAATCTTGTCGTTGAGGTGCCTGAAGTAGTGGCGGACAACGGCCCCAATCTTAGGCCCGTAGGTTGGGTCCCCGAGTTTACGGAGGACTGCCTCCATGTCCATGGTGTTGACGCACTCGAGGTTGAATTCTAAGTCCCCGTCCCGGTTTAGGTTGATTTTAAATGTTAAGAGGTTTGAATGTTCCATAGCTCACTTATCGGTAGGTTATAGCAATCTGATTTGAAGGTGAAGTTGTTGCTTTCATCCGTGTCGCCCTTTTTGTGTCGCTTTGCTTTTTTGAAGTATTCCCCTTTGGGTAGCCGGCCTAGGATCCACCCGCGGGATAGATCATTCAGGACCCGTACGAAGACGTACTCATCACAGTCCTGCGTTGTCCCGTGGGCCGTGATAGAACATTCGTAGAATGGTTTTGGTGGGGAAGTACACCGCTTGGTCTTTACGTCAATGCGGATCTGTTCCATTAATAGGTCGTAGTCCCGGGTATTGACTTGCCTACAGGACAGGAGATCCCGTACTAAGATCTCCCCGAGCGCCCCGGCAGGACTGCCGTCCCCCCGGGTGATGCTACCCTGTAACCCAACGGTGTTCCCGGCTACTCGCCGGGCTTCCCTCTTCTGCTCTTCAGTCGGTGTTAACTCGATCATAGTCCTTCCGGAAACGTAATTTATTCCGTAAAGTATAAATCATTTTGTGGGCGTCTTCAAGTACCTTTATATTACCAATGGTTGGGTTAAGTTGGCAGGCACCAATCTGAATCTTCAGGCGATCCAACATCCGTTGAACATCTGCATCTCTCATCTCGTCCTCCTCATGCGGCATTTGCAACACTTCTGTCCCCCCCTGAGGACCAACCCCACTCTCCAGCCATCCCATTCGCATTGTAGTCCGTCACAGTCCCCTCAAAGAAGTTCTTGTGGGACGCCCCATTCACAATCCAGTCGAGCCACGGGATGGGGTTCTCCTTGACTTTCCAGTTCCCTTTAAGCCCGAGCATAATGAGCCGTCGGTCCGCAAGATATCGGATATATTGCTTAATCTCCTCTGCCGACACACCTTCCACAGGGCCCATCTCAAACGCATTGTCAATAACTTTGTCTTCCAGTGAAACGCCAACGCGGAACATATCATAGATGTTCTTTTTAAAATCATCCGTAACAATCCGCGGGTGTTCCTCACAGAACTCCCTAAATAATCGAACCATTCCTTCACAGTGCATACTCTCATCACGGATAGACCACTCTACAATCTCACACATGCCCCGCATCTTCCCGAACCGCTGGTAATTTAGGAGCATCGCGAAGGCGCTAAACAGGGACATCCCCTCATTCATCACGGACCGGGCAATCGCTAGGGCAGTCCCTTGGTGGCTGTGGACATCGATGTCTTTCATAAAATCTAGTTTATCCCGCATCGCTTTGACGGCGGAGAATGCCGAGAATTCGGATTCAGGTAAACCCAAGGTATCGTTGAGGAGAGCGTAGGCCCGCTGGTGGACGAACTCCCGGTTTGCAAAAGAGGAGAGCATCGCACGGACTTCGTTGTTCTTAAACTTAGGTATGTAATACTCGAGATAATTTGTACCCACCTGCACGTCGGACTGGGTAAAGAGTTTTAGGATCTGGGTGATGTGGTGCTTTTCTTGGGCACTCAACTTAGCACCTTGCCATTGGGCAACATCCTCCTGTAACTTTGCTTCCCACTCACCCCAGTGCATCTCTTCATGGGCGACTGCTTTCTCAACAGCCCATGGGTAACGGAATGGCTTGTAAACCTTTGATTCTTCGAGTAGAGACATCGTAAGTCCTTGTTTTTGTTAGTGTAAAAAAAGGCCCCGAAGGGCCACAACCACGGCGGGGATCAACCACCGTCATAGATATCTTAGGGTTAGCCGGCTAGGTAGTCAATAGCTTTCCGCAACCTTTCAGCACTATCCCCGAAACTCCCCAGACCCCGGTTGCAGGTCTGGCATAACCACCCGCGGAATGCCCCAGTCTCGTGGCAATGGTCTAGGACAAATCCCGCGGAACGACCCCCCCGGTGCTCAATCTGGCTACCCGTTAGGTTACAGATGGGGCAGTGGTGATCCTCCGGGGCATTCCCGTGGATCTTCCGGAGTTCCTCCCTAACCTTACGGATTTCATTCGTACATTGCTTACATTCGGGTCTGTAGTATTTCGCCCCACTGGAGTAGGTGAAGTTTGAGATTGGTTTCTTTACCCCGCACTTGGAGCACACCCTCCCGTTGTCTAGCTCCTCGGGGTTTCTTTCGAACAACTCATTTTGTTCTATCATCCATTTCCCTTAGTTTGAGTTCGAGCTGGAGGAGTTTCCAGTTTAGGTCTTCCGCTTTTTCATATTTTCTCTTGACCGAACTCTTCAATATCTTCAAATAAACTCTTAGCATTTTCTCTCGAATTTTTGATACGTTCAAAAATCTCCCCCCTCATACGTAGCAAATCTTTAAGTTCTTCCGGAGAACGTTGTTCAACTTTATGATACTGAACGAAATTCTCAAACACTTCCCAGAGTTTACGGAACCGTAAATCTGATACTTCCGTTAGAGCCATTAGCATATTGACTACCGAATCGGGGTCTAACTTAGATG